ACCGGCAACACTCCGCGTATCCATTGGCCGCTCTTGTGGATCAAAGTAGTGACGATGTTTATCCGCCCATCATCGCCCGGTGAGGTCGTCTGGACCACGCTCAGTCCGTTATCGGTCAAGGGCTTACGGGCGGAATCCCAAACGCTCGACAGGTCGGCGTATTTAGACTTGAAAAACGGGTTGTTTGAATCCCTGATAGCGAAAAGAGGGTTTTTTTGTGCCTCACAAAGCGCTGCCGCAAGTTCGTTTATTTGGTCTGATTGTTCCATCTTCTACTCCCTAAACTTGATTCCGCCGCCAAGGCCGCAATACCCCTCCCGTTTTCGTGGCGAGGGTTTCCGCCAGGCCGCCATGCCGACGTATTCCTGCCGTAACTGCATCCGGTCGCTGTATTGTCCGGGGTCGAATACGGCCGTGTTGTGTCGAAGTTCTTTCTTGACCAGTTCGTAGCCTTCGCCGGGCGGTTCGGGTTCCCACTCGTCAACCAATTTGGCGGCTTCCAGGCGGTTGTGGGTTGCGATTTCGAGAGTAGCCGGGATGTTGGTAAACACCGGCGGCTCATTCCACCGCCAACAGGCGGCGCATAGGTGGCAGGTGTCTTTCCAGGCCGTAAACGGGCATTTAAGGTTCTTCTCGGCATCTTCGGCGGTATAGTATTTACTCATTTCCCCCACCTCGGCGCATCAGCTTTTTCGCGGGCGATTTCGGATTGTTTGTCCATGTAAACCGCACAGGTCCGCCAGTCGTTACAAATGGACTGGCAGATTGTCACGTCAATTTTCTTTTTCAGCTTCGGGCAACGGAAGGATTCGGTCATGCCATAACCCCCGTTTGGAATTGTAATGCAATACCAGTTCACGCTTTAAACGCTTCAACTGGTATGGGTTGGCCGACCGGATAAGCCGTCCGGTCAAAAGCCGGTCGATCAGTTCGTTGGGGCCGTCATCGACCGGCGGGAATGGATCGCGTTTTTTGAAGGGCCAGAAGTTCATCGCTTCCCCCACTTCCCCTCGCCCCACGCGATGAAGTTTTTCACCACGGCGCGGATGTGGGCAGGGCGTAACGATCCGCAAGGGCAGCCGTCGGCCAACGGGAAAATAGCCTTGCATGCATGCGCGCATGGAACCCATTTATGGCACCCGAACGGGCACTCATATGCCCTATTTATGGGGTCTAATGTCGCCCACTTCTTCACCGCCCGCCACGCCGCACGGGTGATGCCGCAGCCGTCCCAGTTAGTCCTCCGAGCCATTATCGTCCTCCGTGACAAAATCATAACTTGCCATGATTTTTGTTTTCAGCTTTCGGCCGCAACGGCAGTCCCATTCGAAACTTTCCGCCCCATTAATCCCGTCGAACCAATCCTGATTTTCATAGCCGCAATGGTGGCAGGTTGGTAGGTTTGTCCATTCGGGTTCAGCCATTATCACCCTCCACCATCTGCGCCAACGTGCGCAACGCCAGAGCCAACGTAGGCGCGCCGTGACGCTCGCGGACGTAGGATAGCGCGGTATACAACCGCGTCGCCGCCATTGCGGGTAAGCCAAAAAGCTCCATAATTTTGTCGATGGTCATAATGGATTCTCCATTTCCAGGTAATTACCCCCGCTGTAATCGCAAAACGGGCAGGTATAGCCTGGGTTGAGGATTATCCCACCGCACTCAGGGCAGAAATACAGCGTTGAATATTCAGCGTTTACCGCCTTAATTATGCGTTTCCGTAACGTTTTGAGCGACAGGTTGGTTGGTATAACTTCTTTGGTCATGGCCTATCCCCCTTCATCGCCGCCGCACGATGGGCGGTGTATAGCCGTTCCATTTCCGCCGCGTCTTTACGTATGGCCTCGGCGGTATGGACTGCCCCCATGGCCTCGAACCGCCGGGCGGACCCATGGGCATGGATAATATCGGCGCTCATTTCACGGGCGGTCTGGCACCATTTGTCTTCTTTACAGGAGCACACATCGCACCTCCCGGCATAGGCCGCAGTGGCCGGTTGTTTGGTTGGGCGGTAACTCCACGGTGTAAAGTCCGTCATCGTCCTTGCCGCGGCGGTGATCCCACACCCAGTGCATACAGTTGGACGCGGCGCAAAGTGAAAAGTCTTTAAACCAACCACCGGCGTTGCCGTAGCCGGTCTCGACAACTCCCCCGCCCCGGCACACTTTCGTTTTCGCTTCCGCTTCGGTGAGGATCATGGTTACACCAGCTTCATCTGGCGTTCGGCCCCGGTCATGGTCCGAGAAGACATTTCGCCGGTATCGAGACGGATTTCATGGATCAACCCGGCGTCGTAGTCGGATTGAATCTCGATCTCGACCAACTTCGTAATCGTTCCGGCGTCCAGTGTCAACCGTGCCTTGCGAATGGTCTTGTCTTGCCCCTCTATCATGCCCTTGATACTTTTGACGTTGGCATGTAGGTCGGCCAGTTCGTTTTCGAGGTTGGCTTTGTGGCGGTCGGCGTCCTTGATCTCGTCAACCAGTTCGCCGAATTCATCGGCCGTAATCTGGCAGGGTAGTTGCCGTTTTTCGGTTTTGCGGTGTAGCACGGGTTTGGGGGCAGCGGTCAGCGCGGCCATACGGGCATTCCATTCGGCTTCCAAGGCCTCGTCGGTCATGTCGGCGTCCGACCACGGCGAGACCGGGGCGGGGAAATCGTCAATCGGGGCAACAACGGTCAAGTGCGGTTTGGTCATGTAGTCTCCTCTATTTCGGCCATACGGCCCACAGGGTTATTGCCAGGGTTACGGCACAGGCGACCAGAATTACCCCGTCGATCCACGGCTTGTAGCCCGACGGCGGTAGCAGGCGTTCGTCGTTCGCCGGTAGGATGATGTTGCTCCAAAGCCAGTTTGCCATTTCTCACTCCTTTGGTTGAGTCGTCACAAGAGGCGGCCGGTTGACGTGTCATGGTCGGCCCGATGACCGGCGCGGCAGTGCTCTCCGACCGCCTGTTCTGGCGGCGATTGTGGCAGGGGTGGCAGGATTCGAACCTGCGAATATCGGTTCCAAAGACCAATGCCTTACCATTTGGCTACACCCCCGCATTAATTAGCCCCTTTTTGCGTTAAGCGCGGTAGGGGCGCACCGGTTGGGAGGCCGGTAGTTAGCCGCACCGGGGGCACGGAGTGAGGTCAGGATTTAAAAATCAATACAGCCCCGATCAAAAGAATGATGGCCACAATAATCGCCGGTATCCATAACGGGGCCAGAACCCACCACCACGACCACGTAACCACGCCGGTCAACTTGAGCACGATAAACGTTATCCCAAGTAGTCCCGTGAATCCGATACCGCCTCTGGACGCCGTAGATTGGTTGCTCATTTACTCCCCCTTCTGCAAAGCCTTGACGGCCTCGTCTTGGATGCGTTGAGTAACCATTTCAGCCGCCGCCACGCTGACGGGCAGCCCGCGCTTTTTCGCCCACGCCCGAAGCGCCCTCGCTATTAGGGGCGGCAGGTAAACCGGGATTCGTTCTTTTCGTTTAACTGTTATCCTTGGCATGTAGTATCTCCTTTTCAGGGATACTACCAAAGGCTTTCCCGCTCGTCAAGCCTTTTATAGGCACTTGCAAATTATTTTCTACCCTCGCGCCAAGCCGGTCGTTTCCCGCCCTGTAGCCCGCGCACCACTGGTCAAAGTCCACCAGTAGTCGGTCCAGTTCCGCCACGCGGGCCGATATGGCGGGGTCGAGGGGCATTAGCGTATCTTGGCCAGTCCCTCCGCCGCTTGTCGGGCGGATATCACCAGCAGTTCCATTAAATGGCCATCCTGTCCAAGCAGGATATGGGCAAGCATGGCCTTGATAACCCCTACGGCGCATTGTTCGGCCGGGGACATCGGTTGCCCGTCGTAGGTTCGTTTCTCCACATCGTAGGACCGGTTAATATCGCGCAGGTCGTCGATGAGCGCCGTGATTATCTCCCCTCGGCGCGGGCGATTGCCGCTTCCGCCCGTCGCAGAAATTCCGCATCCATGCCGGTTTCATGCCCCTGGGCGATATGTCGCGCCGCAATTGCGGCCACGCCTTTAATCGCCGCCAACAGGTCCGGGGCGGCTTGGTGCAATGGCGACAACGGCCGTTCCGTAGGCACGAAATACTGACCCGAATTATGGCTAAACGCCGATGAACCCACCACCTCGGGACAACGCAAGTCCAGGTCTCTATGCGCGCTGTATTCGAAACCGCATCGGACGCAAGGCACGGTAAAATCGCTGTTTATTATCGGCATTTTCACTCCTCCGGATATTGGGCCAGCATGGTCTCGTAAGCGGTTTTGTATTCCTCGGTTCGCTCGTAGGCGTCAAGCGCCTCCTGCCATTCCTCGATTTCCGCCGCGTCCGCCAGGTCATCAAACCCGGCGGCGAGGTCAGCGCGTTCGGGTGGGGTTAGCATGGTCAATCCTCTCCCATGTAGGAGATTAAATCGGCGTAGTCCGCGCCGAAATAGGCCGCAAGGGTTTTAACCGTGGAAACCGTGGGGTTTTTTGCTCGGCCGCGTTCCAATTCCCATATATGCGCTTTCGAGATGCCGGCCGCGTCTGCTACCGACTGCAACGACTCGCCCTTGGCGGTTCGAAGCTGTTTTATTTTTTCTCCGAACGTTAATTCATGCGATACTGGCATGTTATTCCTCCTCTGAAATCGGTTTCGCCCACGCATACGCTTGATTGTATGCGTATCCGGCGAATACGGTTTTGGTGGTGGGGTTGTCAATTAAGGTCGCGTGCTCAAACCCGTTTGACCGAATCCACCCCTTTATGTCCGCCGTTTCGACCTCTTCCGTTCGTTCGGGGAAAAACTGCGATGGGCCAATGTCGCCTATTTCTACCTTGTATTTCATCACTCCACCTCCGCCTTGTTTTGTCAACCCTCACCACCGCCCACGGTCCACGCGGGCAGGGGTTAGGGTTAAGCGTTGCGACAGGCGCCAGCTTCGCGGGCGGCTTCGGCATACGTGGAGAATACGAATTCGTATATGTCGCTCGATACGCCGCGAATTTGTTCCGCTGCGACGTAATCGTCAGGCACTTCTTTTATGACTGCCTTGGTTTTGCCACTATCGAAATATTGTTCGATTACCAAGTATCTCATTTTTCTTTCCTCCCTCGTTTTGTTGTGCATCAATCCCTCTGGTGGGCCGCCCGTAGGCGGCAGGCCAGGGGAATCGAGGCGGGTTAGGGACGGCCAACGGCTTTAATAACGTCCAGGTTAATGGGGAAAGGAATCGGGTTATGTCGGAAGCCCTTGGTGGCGGTCCAGGTAACTTGCCGCCAGGTGGTATACTGCTGCGATCCGGGCAGTTCGGCGGAATCAACAAACCTGATAACGACTACGCTGTCAGGTTCGGGGCGTCCGCGCTCGTTCTGCTGCGCGACGGATTGCTCAGACTCGGACAACCCCTCGACGGGCGCACGGTTGCTTATACTGGTGGCTTGGCTCACTATGATTTTGTTCCACTTGTCCATTTCCCTCTCCCCTCGTTTTGTTGTTGTTCCATCCGCTATCTGATTAAAGGATACCGCAAACGGAATGATATGTCAAGGGGTTTTTTTATTATTTTTTATCCCCCATCATTTTTTTTCGGTCTGCCGGTAGGACGCGGGCAATAACCCGCCACGGCAGAGGCCCGTATACCCCAATCACGACCAACCCGCACGGCCGGTAGCATCCCGGCCCGGATCAGTTGCCGCACACGGCGCGGCGATATGCCCAAAGCGTGGGCGGTTTCGTTTGTGGTCAGTAGGTCCATGAATACCTCCTTTGGTATCTGTATAATATACCGCAAGGGGTAGTGCTGTCAACTATCATATCGGCGGCGTCAACGGAATGAGTTATCCGGCAAGCCCGGAAAACTCATTCGCATGCGAACGACAAAAGGAATATGTTAAAAAAAGCATATTGTGTTAAAATTAGCATATTTCTATTTCATTGACCGAACCGGCCATGGCATGGTATAATTCGACCATGCTGAAAAGTAATTCCGTCAACACGCTTCCCCAAACCGGCAAAGCCAACAAATACGCTAAATTCGCGGGCCGCGCCGACGGAGACGTTTTTGAGCGGTTGGACTACATTGAGCAAGACGCTAAATTAAACCGTGAGCCGGAATTACCGCCGGCCGAAACGGTAGAAGAGTTTTTGGCGCGAGGCGGCAACCTCAAAAAATGCCGCGAGCGCACGCAGTTTTCTGTCCCGTATACGCCGAAACAACAGCAGAAGAAGAATAAAAGCCATCGCCCCTCGAACCGGGGGACCAATCGTCCGGCCCTGGTGGTTAAGCGCCGGAGTAATGGGCAAAAGGTAAGTGTCAGCAAGGGAGCAACGCGAGCGGCTGACGAATTCGCGCAATAAGCGGCCAAGACCCCTTCGGGGGTTGATAACTTCTTCGCTGTCCCAAATACACCACGATTCGCCCTGGGCCGCATTGCGCCTGGGTTCCCGAAGGTTCCTCGACTTTCCATATTCGCTTTCAAACCTCTTCAAAATTCAAATTAAAATTCACGAGTACGTCGGTCATGCGGGCTTTGACGCATGATCGCTCCCCCGGAAGGGGGCGGGGGGGGCGAATATTGATATTAGGTGGTTTAACCGACCATGCTTGCTACAACCGGCCTTAATGGGTAATTCCGCCCACGGGCCAGAATCGAAAAGGAGTGCCGACAATGACCAGACTACTGCAACCTCAAACCCGGCAACGGTCCACGTTGCCAGAATTGCGGAGCGCCGAAATGAAAAAATGGACTTCTTTCATAACCAAATGGATTCGGCGGAAACGAACCGGGTTGGCAAGGTGCGGGGAAATGATCGTCAATACACGACCGGGTCAGGTAGTCTATATCACGCCGCACACCGGCCGCAAGGGCGAGCCGATGCTAATTTACGAGATCGAGAAAAAGGAAGGGGAAGAGGAATGACCAGAAAACGGCCAACACTTCAAGACCTCGACCGCGCCACTATACATGACTGGGCGCAAGAGGGGTTTAAATCAGTTGGCGAACCCATCGACGAATCCCCTGTCACCTATGGCTACACAATCAAAGAACTGCTGGAAAAATATGGACCAGATGCGGTTGTGATACCGAGAGTCATTTACCAGAAGCGGAAGGAAGGGAAAGAGGAATGAACAGAAAACCGTTTTGGCATTGGCTTACTTGTCGTGAACGGATCATGCTAATTGTGTGGCACGCATTCGCCGGCGGATTGATCCTCGTAGCATTGCTCTCCGGTTGCACCTACGACGGCCGCGTCGAAACCGTCCAGCCGCCCCCGCCTATCGTGGTCGAGGATCAGTGCTTTCCCAACGGCCCCCGGGGGGCCTGTGAGCCAGGCGTCACCATCGACATTTACCCTGTTGACGAGTCCGGATACGGCGTCGCCAACGTCAAATCCACCATCGCCCGGATTGCCGGGGATAGTGCGTATATTTTTAATTTGAAAGACCTGTAACCAAAGGTAACACTTTTTACTTGACAGACTGTATAGAATCCTCTACACTTCGCTCCAACGGTTCACCTCAACCCGAGGGGCGACATGACCACCTCCAAAAAAACCCCAAAAAAAGCCAAGCCCAAAGCCGATCAAAAATCCGCACGCGGTCGTGGTCGCCCCACTGATTACAAGGCCGAATACGACGATCAAGCCAAAGGGTTCTGTCTTTTGGGCGCAACCAACGATAAACTCGCCGAATTGTTTGAAGTTTCCGTATCATCCATAGAATACTGGATTCGAAACATCCCCAGTTTTTCAAGGTCCGTAAAAGAAGGGCGCGAAGTTGCGGACACCGCCGTAGCCCAAAGTCTCTACGGGAAAGCCATGTCTGGCGACGTTACCGCCTGCATTTTTTGGTTGAAAAACCGCAAGCCTGAAAACTGGCGGGAAAAACAAGAGCACACACTTTCCAACCCCGATGGCGGGCCGATTGCGCTTACCGTGCGGTTCGTCAAGGCGGGTGGCAAATGAACGGCTACAACGGCCTAAAAATGGGGCAACGGATGCGCATGGGCCGCGGTCCGGCCGATTTGGTTTGGCGGGTCGAACCGAACCTGCAAGCATACTCGTCGCCCTCCGCATTCACCCGCGCCTCGACGGCTCGCGCATTTTTTGACCCTTCGACCGAATACCCGATCAACGGGCCGCGGATCGAGGCGGACGGGTTCTTGGGCGAGCCGGCGACTACCAACCTATTTGTGACGCCCTTAGTTCCCGCGACTCAGACGATCAATTTGGCCACGACCGGCACCTATACCTGCTCGGTTTTCGGGGCCGGGAGCGCGACCGTCGCGGCCGCAACGGCCACGATTACCGGGGGCGGCGCGGCCGTTGCGGCTACCCCGCGGACGTTTGTTGTAACCGGCGCGGGCACGGTGGATGTGACGATTGCCGGGGTGGTGACGTTCTGCCAGGTTGAAAAGCGGCTGGTCCGCACCTCGCCGGTCGAGGGCTCTCGCGCCCTGGACGTGCTGACCTGGCCGACCTCTGCGGCGGTCGAGGCGGCGCTGGCCGGGCAGATGACGTTGGTGGTCAAGGTCACGTTTGGTTTTTCCCACACCGTACACAACAGTGTGACGGCCTACCCGATTCTTGGTCCAACCGCAGGTGTGGGGCTGCTCAGTTGGTCCGCTTACGACGTGCCCACCCCCGGCACAATACATGGGTATTTAAGCTCAACTGACGGAACGTCATGGTCAAACAAAGTTTTCGATTTTGCTGCCAACGTCCCGCTCTATTGCGCTGTGGTCTCGGGCTACACCGTCGGCGGGCAGAAGAAATTCAAGGTCGGCGTTACAACCAACTTGACGGACCCGTTCACCTTCGGCGGCGAGTCCAATTTCAGGGGGTTTTTCGTGTCGGCCGGTACTTTGCGGGCTTTCTACAACAACACTATCGGCCCGGCCTGGCTTGGCGGCGCGGCAATGTGGGCAAGGGCGGAACTGAACGCATCGGCTCAACTGGCCATGGCGATGTTGCTGGGATGACTCCGAAGCGGCTGAAAGGCACAGGCATTGACCTTACCGCCCGCGAGTGGCGAGAGCAAGACCTGCTTGACATATCCGACCGCCGCAGTTGGCGGAATTGGCCCAAGGAAGTGACTGAACCGCTAACCCTGGGCGCGAAGTGCGCGGCGATACTGGTAGCAATGATCGGGGCTTTATGCCTCGTTTACTGGTGGAGGCTTTAAAATGGCGAACACGGTTGTAATGAATGCCAGCCAAACGGTAATTACCATATCGGCGATTGACTCGGATTGGCTGATTACCGACACGCTGAGTAAGCGGCACTTGGGCGGGACGCGGGTCCATTCAATCCAGTTTAACCCGGCGGCGGCGGCCGACAAGTGCAAAGTTCTCGATGGCAGTGCATCCGGGTCTCAGTTGTTTTACGCCCTATGCGCCGACAACACGGATCAACGGATCAAATATTTTCCCGAAGCCGAAATACTGCCGTTTCTCGATTTCAGTGAGGGCACGTATACAGCCGGTAGCTCCGTGGTCGTAACGCTCTACCCGCAGAAGTTTTAGCAAATGCATCGTTTCGACCGCACTTTTAACGCCGTCCAACACAAACGGCGACATTTTAGGCAAACTGAAAACGCCGTCCTATCCTATACGATTAATTGGGCGGCTCTTTTGGGCTCGGATACCATCTCAACATCGACTTGGACGGCCGAACAGTCCGGGGTGACTATATCGGGGCAGGCTATTTCGGCAAACGTCACCACGGCCACGCTGATGGCTGACGTGGGCGTTTATACCGTAGTCAATAAAATTGTGACGGCGGCGGGGTTGACCGACGAACGGATAATCGAATTGGCGGTGACGGATAACAACGAATTTACGAGTCGGTCGGAGGATTATCCGCTTTGAGCGAGCCCACTTTTACCGACTTTCCCGAGAAGCTCGAACCGATATTCGAGCCGTCTCGGTATAAAATCCTCTACGGCGGGCGCGGCGGGGCGAAGTCGTGGGGTATCGCCAGGGCGTTTCTAATCATGGGCGCTCAACGCCCCATTCTCGTTTTGTGCTGCAGGGAGATTCAAAAATCCATCGAGGCTTCGGTATATCGTTTACTGAAAAATCAGATAAAAACGCTCGGGCTTGAATCGTTCTACGAGGTGCAAAAGACCACCATACTCGGTCGGATAGGCACAACTGCCGAAGGAACGCAATTCTTTTTTGAAGGCCTCCGGCACAACGGCGACAACCTGAAATCCTACGAAGGCGTCGATTATGCCTGGGTAGAAGAGGCTCAGGTCGTTTCCCGGTCGTCTTGGGAGACGCTCATCCCGACCATTCGTAAAGACGGCTCGGAGATTTGGGTAAGCTTCAACCCGATGCTGACGACCGATGAAACGTATCAACGGTTCGTGGTCAATCCTCCGCCTGACAGTATCGTGATTGAAATTAACTGGCGGGACAATCCTTGGTTCCCGGAGGTGCTGAACCAGGAGCGGTTGTATTTGGCCACGAAGGACCCGGACGCCTACCTGAACGTCTGGGAAGGCCGTTGTCGTCAAATTTTGGAGGGCGCTATATTCGCCTCCGAACTGCGGGCGGCTGACGCGGAAGGTCGAATTACTCGCGTCCCGATTGAGCGTGGCGTGCCGGTCAATACGTTTTGGGATTTGGGCCATGCCGACCTGACGACTATTTGGTTCGCGCAGCCGGTCGGGATGGAGTTTCGAATCATCGATTACTATCAAAATCAGTTCAAGGATATTCCGCATTACCTCAAAACCCTTCAAGAGCGCGGTTATCTCTACGGGACACACTTCCTGCCCCACGACGCCCATCATCGGCAACTGTCGGCCGGCGGACGCACAATCAAGATGCAGGTAGAGGCGGGCAAACTCGGTCGGGTAACGGTCATTCCCCGCGTCCAATACAAAAAGCAGGGCATTCAGGCGGCGCGGGCGGTTTTTTCGCTCTGTTGGTTCGATGAGGGTCGATGCGCGGACGGGCTACAGGCGCTTCGGCATTACCGGTATGAAAAAGACCAGGAAACCGGGCAATACAAAAAAGAGCCTAACGACGATTGGGCGTGTCATGCCGCCGACGCCTTCCAGCAGCTGGGCCTTGCGATTGAACTTCCCAACCACCCCAAGCCTAAAAGCGCTTGGGATTCGGCTTTTGCGGATACCGAGGGGGCGTCATGGAAAACGGCCTGACCGTCACTCACGACCGACTGGTCAAGTGGTTCGAATCGGCCGAGGACGTGAGCCAGGACAGCCGGGCCAGGTCCGAGTTGTGCCGGGACTACTACGACAACAAACAGTGGACGCCAGCGGAGCGCAAGGTTTTGGAGGATCGGAAACAGCCCTGCTTGACGCTAAACCGCATTGCTCCCAAAGTCGATGCGCTCATTACCATGGAGGACCGCAGTAAAACCGATCCTAAGGCCTACCCGCGCACACCGGCGCACGAGGAAGGCGCGGATGCGGCCACGGACGCTTTGCGATACGTCTGCGACAACGTGGGCTTCGACGAGACTCGTTCGGACGTTTTTACCTGTATGGAGATTGAAGGAACCGGCGGCGTCGAGGTCTATGTCCGGCCGAACAAAAAGGGCGAGCTGGAAATTCAGGTCAAGCGGATTTTCTGGGACCGGCTGTTTTGGGACCCCCATTCGCGGGAAAAGGATTTCAGTGACGCCCGGTATTTGGGCGTGGTTCAGTGGATGGACTACGAGGACGCTCTGGCCGCGTTCCCGGAGGGACTGCAGGCGCTTGTAGATACCAAAGAAACCGCGCCGATTTCGACGGCGGGCACGACTTACGACGACAAGCCCCAACAGATTTGGTTTGATTCCGCCCGCGAACGAATCCGTATTGTCCATATGTGCTACCGCGACCGAGGCGTGTGGCATTACTGCCAGTTTACGCAGTCCGGCCCGGTTCAGGGTCCGGGCGTTTCGCCCTACCTGAACGACGAGGGCGAACCGGAACCGAGCCTGATATTTCAATCCGCCTATATCGACCGCGAAGGCAATCGATACGGCCCCGTTACCAGATTGCTCGATCTACAAGACGAAATAAACAAGCGCCGGTCGAAGGCGTTGCACCTTATTTCAGTGCGTCAAACTTTTGGCGTCAAAGGGGCGGTTGAGGACAAAGTGAGGGCCAGGTCGGAATTGGCTAAACCCGACGGCCACCTCGAAATAAATAGCAACGATTTCGAATACGGCAAACATTTCGGGATACTCCCAACCGGCGACATGGCCACGGGGCAGTTGAATTTGCTCCAAGAGGCCAAGGCCGAAATGGACGCGCAGGGGGCGAACGCCGCGTTGACCGGTTCGGAGACAAGAGACCTGTCCGGTCGGGCGTTGCAACAGCTATCGCAAAACTCGACCCTCGAAATAGGGCCGCCGTATAAATCGCTCAGGGTCTGGCAGAAACGGGTTTACCGGGCCATTTGGAACCGTGTCCGGCAATTCTGGAAAGAGGAAAAGTGGATTCGGGTGACTGATGACACCAACAAAATCAGGTTTGTTGGCCTCAATATTCCGGTGACTTTGGGCGAACAACTCGCGAAAGAGGGACTGACGGTTACGCCCGAAATGATTCAGATGGACCCACGGCTTCAACAGGTCGTCAGCTACGAGAATAACGTATCGGAACTCGACATTGACTTGGTGCTCGACGAGGCGCCAGACGTGGTGACGTTGCAACAGGAACAATTTGACGCTCTGGTCAAATTCTCGGGCGTCGGCCCCGGGTTGATACCTCCGGCTCTGTTGATTGAGGCTTCCAGCCTACGGAATAAAGACAAAATACTCGAACGCATGAAGGGCAACGAGGAACAGCAGGCGCAACAGGCGCAGGTTGCCCAGCACGCGGCCGAATTGGAAATGGCCGATAAAGAGGCTGATGTTACAGGCAAACAGGCTCAGACTAAAAAGACCCAAGCCGATACGATCAAAACGCAGGTTGAAACGCAAATGTTGCCCTTGCAGCTAATTGCGAAAAATACACCGCCGCCGGGTAACGGGCGAAATTTTGGGCCGCCGCCGTCACGGGCGCAGTAGAGGAGACAGACATGGCCGACCTAGACGAGATTTTTGGATCGACGCACACGCCGGAGGAATCGCCTGATAACCAGGTCGAGCCGTCCGGGGAACCAACCGCCGCCGAAACCGCCGCTGAACCGGCCAGGGACGCCCAAGGGCGCTTCACGGGCCAGGTTGAGCCGGTAACTACGGCTACGGTCCAAACGGTCGAACCGGGCGCACAGGCCGCCGCTGAACCGGGCGATTCTCCCGCCGCCGGGGCCGAGACCGTTGTGGATGACGAACCGACCAGAAAAGTAAGGGCATTCCAGTCCGTCGCCGAGGATGAAAGGCGCAAGCGTCAAACGGTCGAAGCCGAGCGCGACCAATTGCGGGCGTTTGTGGCCCAAATGCAACAGCGTCCACCGGTCCAACAGCCGCAACCGGCTGTGCCTCCGGTAGACCCGGAAGTCGAGTTTTGGAATAACCCGACTTCCGGGACTACCG